CCGCCATTAGCTTATCAGGAAGAGCAGACGACGCGATAACAGGGTTGTTGGTGCGGGGGCGGGTCCCCGATGGCGGTCCATTATCGGTATTCAGCGTTGTTAGCTCAGCCGGACAGAGCAATTGCCTTCTAAGCAATCGGTCACTGGTTCGAATCCAGTACAGCGCGCTATATTCATTCTTCCAGATTCCTTCCGGCAGAGCCTTATACTGAAATATACCTGGCTCAGGATATTGTTGAAAATATTATATGTTTGTCAAAAATAAAAGTTCTGTTAAGTATTGATTGAGTGTTTGTTATACGGTCTAATGGTTTTTTCAGCATTAAATATTTATCATTCATATGGTGTGGGTAGAGTGAATATTGATGAGGCGTCGGGGTGTTTCATCCTTAGGCAGCGTATTGATATAGTCAATGCAGCACGAGCAAAGGCCTTCAGCCGTTTGACAGTTTTGTTCTGTACTCCTGATCGTCTTTCGGGAAGAGACGTTATTATTCTGAATAGTGATGCTATTCAGAGGGTTTGCGATGAGTTCATGGTTGCTAATTCAGAATTATTTGCTCTTGTTCAGGAGTACAACAGAATAGCCAGGACCTGTGGTATGGATGAACTTCGGATTACTCATCTGGGGTAGATACATATCTGGATTATCACTTGTTACGGTAAAAAGTGATTGCTTACTGTTTTTGTGAGTGGCATTGCAGCAGCCGGATAATGTCAGTGCTGGCTGACGGTGTGCTGGTGGCGGGTGTGGTGGTTGTTGCTTTCCCGTTGCTGAAAAAGAAAACGCCAGACTGTTAGCCGGGTATCAGTTAGCGGGAGAAATTTTTAAATACTTCACAATTCAGGCGGTTGACTGTTGTCTGGTTTGCGGGGAGTTTGTTAAAAGAAACTGGCATGGTGAATCCCCCTGTGCGGAGGGGCAATCAGCGAGTAGGTATATGGGATAATCGCGGATTCAGGTGCTGGTACTGAATTCACCGGGAGGCACCCGGCACCATGCAATGGCACATAGCGCCACTCTCCAGCCCCTCTCCGGAGGGGCTGTTTATATTGATTTTGTCAGATGTGAGTAAACTCCTTATGGACTTTGTTGTTTTAGTCCATAAGGACATATTTGCAGAGTGCAACGGTTATTAAAGCATTCATTCAATACGTTATCTGTATTTGTAGGACATTCCTGGCTGTTTTTGATTAAATTCCAGAATGTTTTATTGAATGGTGCTACGTTGTAAATGGTTACAGGTAGCACTTTGTTATTGAGCATGATACCTGTGTGAGTCAGTGTAAATATACTTTCAGGAGGTAAGAAAGCATCCGATTGATACCAGATTATTAATTTTATTTTACTCCATATGACTGAAAAAGATATTCCGCATGATGGCTGGATAACTGTATCAATCACAATCCACTTCATTTAGTTTCCTTGTTTATGTCTTGCTGGTGATGTTCTGAAAAGTATAAATGATATTTTTGAATGTAAACCATAGAGCAGAATTATTTTTCTGATGTTGTTTATTGTTTATTTAAATGCAGGGTGGTTTATATCTCGTCTTGTAGTTTATCCATGCATATCTGCTTGATGATGAGGTTTTTATTTAAGGTATGGTTTTGTGTTTTTTCTGTATTACATGTCAGGTATTTTAAAGAATTATTTTTCAGATGGTGGAAAGAACCATGGCATTTAAACACTATGATGTTGTCAGGGCGGCATCGCCGTCAGACCTTGCGAAACGACTGACACAAAAACTGAAGGAGGGGTGGCAGCCATTTGGCAGTCCGGTGGCCATCACGCCTTATACCCTGATGCAGGCCATTGCGGCGGAAGGTGATGTCACCACACCTGTGGTGGTGAAGCCGTCGGATGGAGAAGGCGCAGTTATCAGCACCACCAGCAACCCGGAGTATTACTTTGTTGTTGCCCTGGCCGGGCAGTCAAACGGTATGGCGTATGGTGAAGGGCTTCCGCTGCCGGAGACATATGACCGTCCGGACCCGCGTATTAAACAGCTGGCGCGTCGCAGCACTGTCACGCCGGGTGGTGCGTCCTGTAACTACAATGACATTATTCCTGCGGACCACTGCCTGCATGATGTTCAGGATTTGAGTAAGTTTTCACACCCGAAAGCCAGCGCAGCTCAGTATGGATGCGTGGGGCAGGGATTACATATCGCGAAGAAATTGTTGCCGTTTATTCCGGCGAATGCCGGTATTCTTCTGGTTCCGTGCTGCCGTGGTGGTTCTGCATTTTTGGCGGGCGATGAAGGTACCTTCAGCGAATCCACCGGCGCAAGCGAGACCTCGGCACGCTGGGGTGTTGATAAGCCACTGTACAAGGACCTGCTTACCCGTACTCAGGCCGCACTGAAGGCCAACCCTAAAAATATTCTGCTTGCAGTGGTCTGGATGCAGGGCGAGTTTGATTTGAAACAGGGTGCATACGCCACTCAGCCGGGGCTGTTTGATTCCATGGTGGAAAAATATCGTTCTGACCTGTCGGAATTCGGAGGTCAGTGTCTCGGGGGCTCTCCGTCATCGGTTCCCTGGATTTGTGGCGACACGACCTACTACTGGAAGCAGACTTATTCTTCGCAATACGATGCGGTGTATGGTGCATACAAGACGAAATCCGCAAAAAAAATCTTCTTTGTGCCGTTTATGACGGATGAAAACGGGCGAAATGTGGGTACCAACGAGCCGTCAGAAGATCCGGATGTTGCGGATATTGGGTATTACGGAGCCGGTGGTCGAACGGACGCCAAAACCTGGACGACGGCCGACCGTAAAACGCATTTTGGATCATGGGCACGTCGTGGGATTATTTCCGACCGTCTGGCAACGGCGATTCTTGTGCATGCCGGGAGAAACGCTGAATTCATTACCGGAAAACAGCCTGATACGGTGAAGCCCACCGGACCTTCCGGTGAAGGTACGGAGAGAGAGCCGGAAGCCCCGGTCAGTAACCGAACCCTGATGAGTCTGCTGGCGTCCGGCGAAGACCTGGCATCACAGGGCTGGCGCTATTATCACAAACCGGCGAGCGGAGACAATGTTAACAAAAACATTGCTGAAGCGGTGGTCAGTGATGCGGGGGCTACGGGAGGTAAGGCCCTGCAACTGAATAAACCGGAAAACCACATCTGGTTTCTGGAGCATGATGCAGCCGGACAGGGAGTGGAGTTACTGAAGAAGGGGGGACGTGTGAGCGTACGGTTTAAGTTGCCGGGTTCACTGGTGCCGAATCAGTTTGCCCTGGGCATTTACTGGCAGTTGTCGTCCCTGCCGGAGGGAGTGACGCTGGCAGAGGAAGGCAACGACATGCTGATGTCCTTCTTTCTGCAGACGGATGCGACGAACCTGAACGCGATGCACCACAAGAAGCCGAATGCGAAGCTGGAAACGTTCGGGGTCTTTGATAACGGATGGCACACACTGGCTTTTGAGTTTGCCGGAAACAACAGCATTCAGGTGACGCCGGTACTGGATGAGAAACGGGGGACGCCGTTCACACTGGTGAAATCTCCGGCATCAGGGGCGGCGGACAAACTGCAACTGACAGGCATATCAAAGGCGGCGACATATACGCTGCTGATTGACAGTGTGAAGGTGGAAGTGAACAACGCGGACATCGCGGCATGATAAAAAAAGCCGCCAGCGGCAGGAATGGAAGCTGGCGGAGGTAATCCCAATGGAGAATGTAAAGAAAAGATGCTTTCGACATCAATCATTTCTAAATGAAAACAGTTCTCATTGTCAACCATAACGGTAAGAAATTATGACATTTATTCATCAGGTAATGCTGTACTTCTGTATGGCAGTCTGTGTTATGTATCTTCTTTCGGGTGGGTACAGGGCAGTGCGCGATTTCTGGCGCAGGCAGATTGATAAAAGGGCCGCTGAGAGAATCAGCGCCAGTCAGTCAGCCGGAAGCAAACCCGAAGATCCGCTCATTCCGTAGTCACTTTCTTGACAACACCTTTCAACGAGAAAATCCCATGTCAGAAATCACATCCCTGGTCACTGCTGAGGCAGTGAAGGAAGTCCTGCGCTCTGAAGAAGTCCTGAGCGCACTGAAACAGAAACTCCGCCAGAACCTTGAGTCGCGTCTTGATGCAGAAGTGGATGCCATTCTGGATGAGCTGCTGGGCGTACCAGCGGTTCCGGAGCCGGAAGGTATCGCGGGTGACGGGAGTGCTTCAGATGGCGGTGAACCCACACCTGACAGCGACATGATGATGTAAGCCTGCGCAAGGGACCATCGGTGTGTGCCGGTGGTCTTTATATTGTTGTGAGCTTCCGGATAACGGGAGACGGGGTATGTACCAGATGGAAAAAATCACAACAGGTGTGTCATACACCACGTCAGCGGTGGGAACGGGCTACTGGTTCCTGCAGTTGCTGGACAGGGTTTCCCCGTCTCAGTGGGCGGCAATAGGCGTGCTGGGGAGTCTGCTGTTTGGGCTGCTGACGTACCTGACTAACCTGTATTTCAAAATCAAAGAGGACCGGCGTAAGGCGGCGCGGGGAGAGTAAAGTGATGAATAAAAAATATGAACTGGTTGTTAAGGGGATAAATAATTACGGGGATAAGGTTACTGTTACTGTGAAGCCGGAAGGTGACGGGCAAGCGTCGCTGTTGTTGCCAGATGTGGCGATTAGTCTTGACCGTACTGAAGGTGCCACGCTGGAGTTTTACGAAGCTGAGGCGAAAAAGCAGGCGAAGCAGTTTTTCATGGATGTTGCTGCCGGGTTATGTGAATGGAACGAACCGTTGCCGGAAAAGCGCCCCGTAATTTTAGAGGCGCAGGATGTGTTGATAACCTACAAAGGAAAGCTACCGGGAAGAATTACTTGTTCTCTGAAGATGCCGCCGTCAACACTGCGGTCAGAAAAAGAGGCGTCTTGTCTGCAGTCTGAGTACTCCATTACGGTTAAAAGTGCCGGAGAGGAAGGAAATAAACGTTATTTTATTGCGTCTGCACCTGATAAAGATCAGGAATGGGAGTGTAACCGGCCATCCTTTGTTGTATACGGAGATGGCGGGAAAATAACCATCTCAGAAAATGGGAAATTAACACCGCCATCGCACCAGCATAGTGAGGCGCTCATTGAATTTGCCATTGATTACCTGAAGAACAATAAAAAGCAGGGGCTGATGAAGCGCATTGGTCGTTGCATGGGATATCTGCAGGTAGCAGCTGAGATTGAAATGATGGCCAGTGGTGCTGACAATGATGCAGTTGTGCTGGAGGCTCTTCTGCGTGATTTTGATAATACGCCCTTTAAGAAAGCACCTGTTGACTGGATGCAGCCGGGGATGACTTATCTGAAAGGGCGTATATAAGGTGGCTCGTTATCTGTTGCTGGATAATCGACTGAAGATGCGTTCTTTTTGTGTTTTTGCGTAATGATTGTCCCACTCACAATCAAGGTAGCTTAATTCTTCATTCAACCAGTTATTTATATTGGTCTTAATACGCATAAGCATGGGCTGTGTTAATGCTCTGGCGATAATGCCGAGAGTCACAGGTGTGAGATGTCCATACGGCTCAGCCTGAATGGATTTTACTGCATCGTGTTCTTGTGGGAGGAGTAAGAGGCACTCTGATTTTACCCGCTCATTTATGGCTTGCAGGCATAAATCATAATTATGTTGATCGTTATGCATGGTTAATCCTCTACTGAAATTGTCAGATATATTTCAGCCATCAGGAAAAACGCCAGTGTCCTACCGCTGGCGGGCTGAAGATTTAACATATCCAGGGATTCGGAACCGATAAATCCTGATAAATATCCATGAACACCAAAATCAAATATGGCCTGTCGGCTGCCGTTCTGGCGTTGATTGCCATCGGTGCGCCTGCGCCTGATATTCTCGACCAGTTTCTGGATGAAAAAGAAGGTAACCACACAACGGCATACCGTGATGGTGCGGGTATCTGGACCATCTGCCGCGGTGCCACAATGGTGGATGGTAAACCTGTTATTCCGGGCATGAAACTGTCGAAGGAAAAATGCGACCAGGTTAATGCCATTGAACGGGATAAGGCGCTGGCATGGGTGGAGCGCAATATTAAAGTTCCACTGACCGAACCACAGAAAGCGGGTATAGCGTCATTCTGTCCCTATAACATTGGCCCCGGTAAGTGTTTCCCGTCGACGTTTTATAAGCGGCTGAATGCTGGTGACCGCAGGGGAGCGTGTGAGGCGATTCGCTGGTGGATTAAGGACGGTGGCAGGGACTGCCGTATTCGCTCAAATAACTGTTACGGTCAGGTATCCCGTCGTGACCAGGAGAGCGCGCTGGCGTGCTGGGGAATCGACAGATAAGCAGAATATTTTGCTAATAAATGACGTTGGCCAAGGCGGACGGATAACACGAAATCCTGCGAACTGGCAAAATGTAAGTGAATAAAAGTAAAAACCCCGTTTGTTGGCAGCAAGCGGGGTTTTGTTTTTATGGCAGTAAGCTATGGGAGGCTGCCTTGATTGATTTTAGCAAACTGATTAGGGAGTTGCGACTCATGATTAGTCAATTACCAAACTGGAAATTTTTGCTGGTCTGGAGCATCCCTTTTTTATGGGTAGTATCCCAGTTAATTGTGGCAATTAAGGGGTAGCTATGTCAGACAAACTCATAACGCCGGCAAAGGTCCTGTGTGTGATTGTCGGTATTTCATTTTCACTAATGCTGGTTGCTCTTTTTCTGTCCCTCGCCTGGGTGATGTTGTCTTCGTCGGGGCTGCTGGGGTGACAGTGACTGATGACATCAGCAGAGCGCTGGCTTTTGCTATTAAGTGGGTGGCTGTTGGTATTGCTGTGTCTCCGATGCTGTATGGGCTGGCAAAACTGGTCATTGCGCTGAAATCGTGAACTTTAAAAAGATGAGTGCTGAACTTATTCGGGCAATGGCATTTGCCATTCGTATTGTGGCCATTGCTGTTCTGGTCTGGGCAATCCGTTGGTGGTGATATGAACCGTGTTCTGTGTGTGGTGATTATTGTCCTGCTGGTAGCCTGTGGTGTGCTTAGTCTGGGGCTGAATCATTACCGCGATAACGCCATCACCTACAAAGCGCAGCGCGATAAAAAAGTCAGTGAGCTGAAACTGGCGAACGCGACAATTACTGATATGCAGATACGCCAGCGTGATGTCGCTGAACTTGATGCCAGATACTCGAGGGAATTAGCCGATGCGAGAGCTGAAAATGAAACTCTGCGTGCTGATGTTGCCGCTGGTCGTAAGCGCCTGCGGATCAACGCCACCTGCTCCGGTACCGTGCGTGAAGCCACCGGCACCTCCGGCGTGGATAATGCAACCGGCCCCCGACTGGCAGACACCGCTGAACGGGATTATTTCATCCTCAGAGAACGGTTGATGACAATGCAGAAGCAGCTGGAAGGGGCACAGGACTATATCCGCACTCAGTGCCTGAACTAAGTTTTGCTGATGCACCGTATCGTCGCTGTATTCCCTCATTAACAGAGACCGCAGCCCGACAGGGAGACTCCTCTGCGCGAGTGTGCGGGGATAATCAAAAACGATACACACCGGGGTTTACCGCGTTAACGGAGCGCGGCGTTGTCCCCTCATAGTCGCCAGTCCGGTGCGATGGTGGAAGAAACCGGACTACATTGAAAATGATAACCATTATCATTTTTGCGGGTCCTTTCCGGCGATCCGGGCCGTTACGGGGCGGCGACCTCGCGGGTTTTCGCTATTTATGAAAATTTTCCGGGAACCATGTCCGGTTTCTCTTCAAGTTAACTATATGAAAAATAAAAAAAGAGGTCTTCTGTGAACCGGACATGCACAAAAAATAGACATGTAAGCCGGACATGACCGGTTTTGTTGTGATTGTGAAGTGAGAGTTTTTGCGAGGTGAGGAGTGGCTACGCAGACTGAAGTTGCCAGGCATTTAAGTCTGACCGATCGCCAGCTTCGCAGATTGCAGAAATTGCCGGGTGCCCCGATATCGAATAAGCGAGGGCAACTGGATCTGGATGCCTGGCGCGATTTTTACATATCGTATCTGAGAAGAAGTAAAAACGATGTGCCTGATGGCGATAGCGAAGACGACTATGAGGAGAAATTGCTTATTGCCAGATGGGAACTGACAGCAGAACAGGCTGTTACACAGCAGTTAAAAAATGAGGTGTCAAAAGGAAAACTTATTGATACCGGGTTCTGTATTTTTGCCCTCAGCAAGCTGGCAATGGCGTTATCCAGTACGCTTGATTCCATCCCTTTATCCATGCAGCGACAGTTTCCTGATTTAACACCGCGCCATCTTGACCATCTGAAAACCCTTATTGCGAAGGGGGCAAATCAGTGTGCGCGGGCGGGGGATAAATTACCGGATTTACTCGATGAATATATCAGAGCAACAACTGAATAATATGATGAGTGCTGTCACAACAGCATTACAGCCCCTGATAAGGGCATTGCCGGTGACGCCAGTTGAATGGGCTGATCAAAATTATTATCTGCCTAAAGAATCTTCATATGGTGAGGGAGAATGGAAAACGCTGCCGTTCCAGATCGCCATCATGAACAGCATGGGGAATGATCAGATCCGGACTGTTAATCTGATTAAATCTGCCCGTGTTGGCTATACAAAGATGTTGCTGGGGGTGGTCGGGTATTTTATTGAGCATAAATCCCGAAACAGTCTGCTTTTTCAGCCCACGGATTCTGCCGCTGAAGATTTTATGAAGTCTCACGTGGAGGCGACGATTCGGGATGTGCCATGTCTGAAAGACCTTTTTCCATGGCTGGGGCGTAAACATCGTGACAATACCCTCACGCTGAAACGCTTTTCATCGGGTGTGGGTTTCTGGTGCCTGGGCGGCGCTGCCGCCAAAAACTACCGTGAAAAATCCGTGGACGTGGTCTGCTATGACGAACTTTCCTCGTTCGAACCGGATGTCGAAAAAGAGGGTTCGCCAACCCTGCTTGGGGATAAACGTATTGAGGGCTCTGTATGGCCCAAATCCATTCGCGGCTCGACGCCTAAAATCAAAGGCACCTGCCAGATCGAAAAAGCGGCCAACGAGTCGGCGCATTTCATGCGTTTTTATGTGCCCTGCCCACACTGTGGGGAGGAGCAGTATCTGAAATTTGGCGATGAATCCACGCCTTTTGGCCTTAAATGGGAGAAGGACAGCCCCGAAAGCGTTTTCTACCTCTGTGAACATCATGGCTGCGTGATCCATCAGTCTGAGCTTGACCAGAGCAACGGGCGGTGGATCTGTGAAAACACGGGGATGTGGACCCGTGACGGTCTGACGTTTTTCAGCGCCGCGGATAATGAAATTCCGCCGCCGCGCTCCATCACGTTCCATATCTGGACAGCGTACAGTCCGTTCACCACCTGGGTACAGATTGTCTATGACTGGCTGGATGCACTGAAAGATCCCAACGGCCTGAAAACCTTTGTGAACACCACGCTGGGCGAGACCTGGGAAGAGGCCGTGGGCGAAAAACTCGATCACCAGGTACTGATGGATAAGGTCGTGCATTACACGGCGGCGGTGCCTGCCCGGGTGGTTTATCTGACGGCGGGCATTGACTCGCAGCGAAACCGTTTTGAGATGTATGTCTGGGGATGGGCACCGGGAGAGGAAGCTTTTCTGGTGGATAAAATCATCATTATGGGGCGTCCTGATGAGAAAGAGACGCTGTTACGTGTGGATGCGGCGATCAACAAAAAATACTGCCATGCAGATGGCACCGAAATGACCATTTCCCGTGTCTGCTGGGACACCGGGGGGATCGATGGCGAAATTGTCTATCAGAGGTCAAAAAAACACGGTGTTTTCCGGGTGCTGCCGGTAAAAGGTGCATCTGTTTATGGCAAGCCGGTGATCACCATGCCAAAAACCCGCAATCAGCGGGGCGTTTATCTGTGTGAAGTGGGGACGGACACCGCAAAAGAAATTCTCTATGCCCGTATGAAAGCCGAGCCCACGCCTGCGGATGAAGCCACGTCGTATGCCATCCGTTTTCCTGATGATCCGGAGATTTTTTCGCAGACAGAGGCGCAGCAACTGGTCGCGGAAGAGCTTGTGGAGAAGTGGGAAAAAGGAAAGATGCGTCTGCTGTGGGATAACAAAAAGCGGCGTAACGAAGCGCTGGACTGCCTGGTGTATGCCTACGCGGCATTACGTGTGTCCGTGCAACGCTGGCAGCTTGATCTGGCTGTACTGGCAAAATCCCGGGAAGAAGAGACGACCCGGCCAACCCTTAAAGAACTGGCAGCGAAGCTGTCCGGAGGAGTGAATGGTTACAGTCGCTGAACTACAGGCGCTACGTCAGGCGCGCCTTGATTTATTAACCGGTAAACGGGTGGTGTCTGTCCAGAAAGATGGTCGCAGAATTGAATATACGGCGGCTTCTCTGGATGAGCTTAACCGGGCGATCAATGATGCGGAGTCGGTACTGGGGACAACCCGACGTCGCCGTCGTCCGCTGGGAGTGAGGTTATGAAACGAACGCCTGTCCTGATTGATGTGAACGGCGTTCCGCTTCGTGAGAGTCTCAGCTACAACGGGGGCGGCGCAGGATTTGGCGGGCAAATGGCGGAGTGGTTGCCACCGGCGCAGAGTGCCGATGCAGCCCTGCTGCCTGCGTTGCGTCTGGGGAATGCCCGGGCAGATGATCTGGTGCGCAATAACGGGATAGCGGCTAATGCGGTGGCCCTGCATAAGGATCATATTGTCGGGCATATGTTTCTGATCAGCTACCGTCCGAACTGGCGCTGGCTGGGGATGCGGGAGACTGCGGCAAAAAGTTTTGTCGATGAGGTGGAGGCGGCCTGGTCGGAATACGCCGAAGGGATGTTTGGCGAGATCGACATGGAAGGGAAACGCACGCTCACGGAATTTATCCGTGAAGGTGTGGGCGTTCATGCGTTTAACGGCGAAATCTTTGTGCAGCCGGTCTGGGATACGGAGAGCACGCAACTGTTTCGTACGCGTTTTAAAGCCGTGAGTCCGAAACGGGTGGACACGCCAGGACACGGTATGGGGAACCGTTTTCTGCGGGCCGGTGTGGAGGTCGATCGATATGGTCGTGCCGTTGCGTACCATATCTGTGAGGATGATTTTCCTCGCTCCGGGAGTGGACGATGGGAACGGATCCCGCGTGAACTTCCCACCGGGCGTCCGGCCATGCTGCATATTTTCGAGCCGGTGGAGGACGGGCAGACCCGTGGGGCCAATCAGTTTTACAGCGTAATGGAACGGCTGAAGATGCTCGATTCCCTGCAGGCAACACAGCTTCAGTCGGCCATAGTGAAGGCGATGTATGCAGCGACGATTGAAAGTGAACTTGATACCGAAAAGGCCTTTGAATATATCGCCGGTGCGCCGCAGGGGCAGAAGGATAATCCGCTTATTAATATTCTGGAGAAGTTCTCCACCTGGTATGACACGAATAGCGTGACGCTGGGCGGTGTCAAAATTCCGCACCTTTTCCCCGGTGATGATCTGAAACTTCAGACCGCGCAGGATTCAGACAATGGATTTTCGGCGCTTGAACAGGCGCTGCTGCGGTATATCGCCGCCGGTCTTGGCGTTTCCTACGAACAGTTGTCCCGTGATTACTCGAAGGTCAGTTATTCAAGTGCCCGCGCATCCGCCAATGAGTCGTGGCGCTATTTTATGGGGCGGCGAAAATTTATTGCGTCCCGGCTGGCCACGCAGATGTTTTCCTGCTGGCTGGAAGAGGCACTTCTTCGGGGGATTATTCGTCCGCCACGGGCACGTTTTGATTTTTATCAGGCGCGATCAGCCTGGTCACGGGCTGAGTGGATTGGAGCCGGAAGAATGGCCATTGACGGGCTCAAGGAGGTTCAGGAATCAGTGATGCGCATTGAGGCCGGACTGAGCACGTATGAGAAAGAGCTGGCGCTGATGGGCGAGGATTATCAGGACATTTTCCGCCAGCAGGTCAGGGAATCTGCAGAGCGGGAAAAAGCCGGACTCTCACGTCCGGTGTGGATAGCGCAGGCGTATCAGCAGCAGATAGCGGAGAGTCGCAGGCCGGAAGAGGAGACAACACCACGTGAGACGTAATCTTTCACACATTATTGCCGCAGCATTCAATGAACCGCTGCTTCTGGAGCCCGCCTATGCGCGGGTTTTCTTTTGCGCGCTCGGGCGCGAGATAGGGGCAGCAAGTCTTTCGGTACCACAACAACAGGTACAGCTTGATGCTCCCGGAATGCTGGCTGAAACGGACGAGTACATGGCCGGAGGTAAACGACCGGCCCGTGTTTACCGGGTGGTGAACGGTATTGCTGTACTGCCGGTGACCGGCACGCTGGTGCACCGGCTGGGCGGTATGCGGCCATTTTCCGGAATGACAGGCTATGACGGCATTGTCGCCTGTCTTCAGCAGGCAATGGCGGATAGCCAGGTGCGGGGCGTACTGCTGGACATTGACAGTCCGGGCGGGCAGGCCGCCGGCGCGTTTGACTGCGCTGACATGATTTACCGCCTCCGTCAGCAGAAGCCGGTCTGGGCACTGTGCAATGACACTGCCTGTTCTGCAGCCATGCTGCTGGCGTCGGCCTGCTCCCGACGGCTGGTTACCCAGACATCCCGTATCGGCTCCATTGGCGTGATGATGAGCCATGTCAGCTATGCCGGTCATCTGGCGCAGGCCGGTGTGGATATCACGCTGATTTATGCCGGGGCGCACAAGGTGGATGGCAATCAGTTTGAAGCGTTGCCGGCAGAGGTTCGCCAGGACATGCAGCAGCGGATTGATGCGGCGCGCCGGATGTTTGCCGAAAAAGTGGCGATGTATACCGGTCTGTCTGTTGATGCGGTCACGGGAACAGAGGCTGCCGTTTTTGAAGGTCAGTCCGGCATTGAGGCCGGGCTGGCGGATGAATTAATCAATGCGTCGGATGCCATCAGTGTGATGGCCACGGCGCTGAACAGTAATGTCAGAGGAGGCACTATGCCGCAATTAACTGCAACGGAAGCCGCCGTGCAGGAGAACCAGCGAGTGATGGGGATCCTGACATGCCAGGAAGCGAAAGGACGTGAACAGCTTGCCACGATGCTGGCAGGGCAACAGGGCATGAGCGTTGAACAGGCCCGGGCGATTCTGGCCGCGGCGGCACCGCAGCAGCCGGTGGCATCCGCACAGAGTGAAGCCGATCGCATTATGGCGTGTGAAGAAGCGAACGGTCGTGAACAACTGGCGGCAACGCTGGCGGCGATGCCGGAGATGACGGTGGAAAAAGCCCGCCCGATCCTGGCTGCTTCACCGCAGGCGAATGCCGGACCATCACTCCGTGATCAGATCATGGCACTGGATGAGGCAAAAGGGGCTGAGGCGCAGGCTGAACAGCTGGCTGCCTGCCCGGGAATGACCGTGGAGAACGCCCGGGCTGTGCTGGCTGCGGGATCAGGTAAGGCCGAACCGGTCTCTGCATCCACAACCGCCCTGTTTGAACATTTCATGGCGAACCATTCACCGGCTGCGGTCCAGGGGGGCGTGTCACAGGCGTCAGCAGACGGTGATGCGGACGTGAAAATGCTCATGGCCATGCCATGAAGTCAGTGCTGAACATCAATACGAGGTTTTTACAATATGGTGACGAAAACCATCACTGAACAGCGTGCGGAAGTACGTATTTTTGCCGGTAATGATCCGGCTCACACCGCCACAGGCAGCAGCGGGATTTCCTCGGCAACACCGGCACTGACGCCCCTGATGCTGGATGAAGCCACCGGGAAACTGGTGGTCTGGGATGGACAGAAAGCCGGTAGTGCGGTTGGCATACTGGTACTGCCGCTTGAAGGCACAGAGGAGGTGCTGACCTATTACAAGTCGGGGACCTTTGCGACGGAGGCAATCCGCTGGCCTGAAAGTGTGGATGAACACAAAAAGGCCAACGCCTTTACCGGCAGTGCCCTGAGTCACGCGGCGCTGCCGTAACACGTTATCAGGCCACCGCGTTGGCCTGACTGATTTCTTAATGAAAGGAACTGATTTATGGGATTGTTTACGACCCGCCAGTTACTCGGTTATACCGAACAAAAAGTTAAATTCCGTGCGCTGTTTCTGGAGCTGTTTTTCCGCCGTACGGTGAATTTCCACACCGAAGAGGTGATGCTGGACAAAATTACCGGAAAAACGCCGGTGGCGGCCTATGTCTCCCCGATCGTTGAAGGAAAAGTGCTTCGCCATCGCGGTGGTGAAACCCGCGTGTTACGTCCGGGCTACGTCAAGCCCAAACACGAATTTAATTACCAGCAGGCGGTTGAGCGCCTTCCTGGTGAAGATCCGGCTCAGCTGAACGACCCGGCCTACCGTCGTCTGCGTATCATTACCGATAACCTCAAACAGGAAGAGCACGCCATTGTCCAGGTGGAAGAAATGCAGGCGGTAAATGCTGTGTTGTATGGCAAATACACCATGGAAGGAGACCAGTTCGAGAAAATTGAGGTCGATTTTGGCAGGTCGACGAAGAATAACATCATACAAGGTAGCGGTAAGGAGTGGTCAAAACAGGATCGTGATACGTTTGATCCTACGCATGATATTGACCTCTACTGCGATCAGGCCAGCGGTCTTGTGAATATCGCCATTATGGACGGTACCGGCTGGCGTCTTCTGAATGGTTTTAAGCTGTTCCGCGAAAAACTGGATACCCGTCGCGGTTCAAATTCTCAACTCGAAACGGCAGTGAAAGATCTGGGCGCAGTGGTGTCCTTCAAGGGGTATTACGGCGATCTGGCCATTGTGGTGGCGAAAACGTCTTATATAGCAGAAGACGGTATCGAAAAACGTTATCTTCCAGATGGCATGCTGGTTCTGGGGAATACTGCTGCAGATGGGATTCGTTGTTATGGTGCCATTCAGGATGCGCAGGCGTTGTCCGAAGGTGTGGTGGCCTCTTCCCGTTACCCGAAACACTGGCTGACGGTGGGCGATCCGGCCCGTGAATTCACCATGACGCAGTCCGCACCGCTGATGGTGCTGCCGGATCCGGATGAGTTTGTGGTGGTACAGGTGAAATAATCCGTGAGCGGGGGCGAAATGCCCCCGTGTCTTTTTTCACAGGGGGCTGATATGGCAACGAAAGAAGAAAATCTGAATCGTCTTCGTCAACTGGCTGGCCTGCTGGGGCGCGAGGCGGATATGTCGGGGAGTGCTGCGGATATTGCTCAACGTGTGTCTGAGTGGGAAGAGGAGCTTGCTGTTTCCGCGGAGTGCATTATGACTCTGGATATCGGGAGCGGGAAACCGCGGCTGATGGTGAGCAGTTGAACAACACGGATGCTCCGGATGATGTTAAAGCCGTCCGGGTACGGAAGTGCCTGCATGTCTGTGGCGTTGATGGTGAGACGGGGGAATCCGTTGAGCTTGCGGATGTTGGTTGGGTGTTCTGGTTCTGTCCTCACTGCAACGGCCATGTTGATGACGGAACGGCTGAGCATGCGTGATTTTCAGAATGCCTTTGATGCTGCCCTCGCCGGGGTGGACAGTACGATCGTTGAAGTGATGGGGATCCGTGCGCAGTTCACCTCCGGAGCACAACGTGGCGGCGAAGTTCAGGGGGTTTTTGACGATCCGGAGTCGCTGGGTTTTGCCGGTGGCGGGGTCCGTATTGAAGGAAGCAGCCCGTCATTATTTGTGCGGACGGATACGGTGCGTGCCGTGCGGCGTGGTGACACGCTGACCATTAACGGCGAGATGTTCTGGGTGGATCGTGTTTCTCCGGATGACGGGGGAAGCTGTTATCTCTGGCTCAACCGTGGGCAACCACCCGCTGTTAACCGGCGACGATAAACGCAGGGGGAAATTATGGCGATAAAAGGGCTTGATCAGGCGATTGATAATCTGAGCCGGGTTCGTAAAAACGCCATTCCGGCGGCTTCAGCAATGACGATTAACCGCGTGGCCACAACGGCGATTAATCAGTCTTCATCACAGGTTGCCCGGGAGACAAAGGTACGCCGGAAACTGGTTAAGGAACGGTCCAGACTGAAACGGGCCACGGTCAGAAATCCGAATGCAAAAATTATCGTTAACCGCGGTGATCTTCCAGTGATTAAGCTGGGGATCAGGATGCTGGGCCGTCGTCCGAACAGCATACTTAAAGCCGGTCAGCATCGGTATCAGCGGGCATTCATTCAGCGATTAAAAAACGGTCGCTGGCATGTCATGCAGCGTGTGGCCGGGAAGGAAAAAGCGTAATCGCCTTCCCATTCAGGTGGTGAAAATCCCGATGGCGGCCCCACTGAAACAGGCATTTGATGAGAATGTTGACCGTATCCGGCGTGAACGCCTGCCTGGAGAACTGGCATCCGCGCTGAAACAACAACTGAGGATTGCGATAAAACGATGAAACACACTGACATTCGTGCCGCAGTGCTGGATGCACTCGAGCAGCATGAACACGGGGCGACGCTGTTTGATGGTCGCCCCGTTGTTTTTGACGAAGAGGATTTTCCTGCGATCGCGGTTTATCTGACGGATGCAGAGTATACCGGTGAAGAGCTGGATGCAGATACCTGGCGGGCCACGCTGCATATTGAGGTGTTTTTACCGGCACAGGTACCGGATTCAGAGCTTGATCAGTGGATGGAAAGCCGGATTTATCCGGCGATGACTGCGATCCCGGCACTGGCAGGACTGATTACCACGATGGTTACGCAGGGCTATGAGTATCGTCGTGATGACGATATGGCGTTATGGAGTTCTGCAGATCTGACTTATTCCATTACATACGAGATGTGAGGACGATATGGCAACACCAAATCCCCTGGAGCCGGTAAAAGGTGCCGGTACCACTCTGTGGGTTTACAACGGCAAGGCTGATGCTTACGCAAACCCGTTGTCAGACGATGGCTGGCAGCGACTGGCTAAGGTGAAGGATCTGACGCCGGGCGAGATGACGGCAGAATCCTACGATGATAACTACCTGGATGATGAAGACGCAGACTGGACCGCGACCGGGCAGGGACAGAAATCTGCAGGTGATACCAGTTTTACGCTGGCCTGGAAACCGGGAGAGGAAGGTCAGAAAGGGCTTATAGGCTGGTTTGAAAGCGGCGATGTCCGGGCCTATAAAATCCGTTTTCCGAATGGCACGGTGGATGTGTTTCGTGGCTGGGTCAGCAGTATCGGTAAGGCCGTGACGGCGAAAGAAGTGATCACCCGCACGGTGAAAGTCACTAACGTGGGTAAACCTTCTGTAGCGGAAGAACGCAGCAAAATTACGCCGGTCAGTGCGATTAAGGTGACGCCGACATCCGGTACGGTGGCAAAAGGGAAAACAACCACCCTGACCGTTACTGTGGAACCGGAAAATGCAACGGATAAGACATTCAGGGCGATTTCCGCCGATCCATCAAAAGCCACCATTAGCGTGAAAGATATGACGATTACTGTGACGGGGGTTAAGGATGGAAAAGTCAGCATCCCTGTGATTTCCGGTAATGGTCAGTTTGCTGCGGTGGCTGAAATTACCGTTAATAATGTGCCGGGTGGCTAAAGAGCTGAGAGATAAGCGATGTTCCTGAAAACAGAACAATTTGAATATAACGGTGTATCCGTCACGCTTTCTGAGCTGTCTGCGCTGCAGCGTATTGAGCATCTTGCCCTCCTGAAACGGCGGGCAGAAGAGGCTGAAGCCAGCGGCAACCTGCAGGTGAGTGTGGAAGATCTTGTCAGAACCGGCGCGTTTCTGGTGGCGATGTCCCTGTGGCATAACCATCCACAGAAAACGCAGTCACCGTCAATGAATGAGGCCGTGATGAAGATAGAGCAGGAAGTGCTCACCACCTGGCCTGCTGATGCCATTGCCCGGGCGGAAGACGTGGTGTTGTGCCTGTCCGGGATGATCGAAGCTGTTCGTCCGGATACTGATATTACTGAAGTGGCGAAAAATAACACGCTGACTGATGATGATTTTTCTGCGGGAAAGTCTTCGACGGCGAGCTGAACTTTGCCCTCAGACTGGCGCGTGAGATGGGGAGACCCGACTGGCGCGCCATGCTTGCCGGGATGACATCCACCGAATATGCCGACTGGCACCGTTTTTACCGCACGCATTATTTTCAGGATACCCAGCTGGATATGCATTTTTCCGGGCTGACGTACGCTGTACTCAGCCTGTTTTTTTGCGATCCGGATATGCATCCCTCTGATTTCAGTCTGCTTGTCCCCCGGCATGAGGAAGAGCAGGTGGAGAGGCCGGATGAGGACAAAATGCTGATGCAGAAAGCGGCAGGACTTGCCGGAGGCGTCCGGTTCGGTGGGGACGGAGGGGGCGATATTTTATCGTCTGCGGATGTGGCGGATGTCATGGTGGATGATGCCGCATTAATGATGGCTTCAGCGGGGATTCCGGGAGGTGTGAGATATGTCCCAGCCGGTTGGTGATCTTGTTATTGACCTGAGTCTGGATGCTGTCCGTTTCGATGAGCAGATGAGCCGGGTAAGGCGTCATTTTTCAGGTCTGGATACCGACGCCAGAAAAACCGCCAGTGCTGTTGAACAGGGCCTGAGCCGCCAGGCGCTGGCTGCACAAAAAGCCGGGATTTCCGTCGGGCAGTATAAAGCGGCCATGCGAACCCTGCCCGCACAGTTTACGGATATCGCCACGCAGCTTGCCGGTGGTCAGAATCCCTGGCTCATCCTGCTGCAACAGGGCGGTCAGGTGAAGGACTCCTTCGGCGGGATGATCCCCATGTTCAGGGGGCTTGCCGGTGCGATCACCCTGCCGATGGTCGGGGTCACCTCGCTGGCGGTGGCGACAGGTGCGCTGGTGTACGCCTGGTACCAGGGAGATTCCACGCTTTCAGCGTTTAATAAAACTCTGGTTCTTTCCGGTAATCAGTCCGGACTGACTGCCGATCGTATGCTGACTCTCTCAAGAGCCGGGCAGGCAGCAGGGCTGACGTTTAACCAGGCGAGAGAGTCACTGGCAGCCCTGGTGAATGCCGGTGTGCGTGGTGGTGAACAGTTTGATGCCATCAACCAGAGTGTCGCGCGTTTTGCGTCTGCATCCGGTGTGGAGGTGGATAAAGTCGCTGAAGCCTTCGGGAAGCTGACCACTGACCCGACGTCGGGACTGATGGCGATGGCGCGCCAGTTCCGTAACGTGACGGCAGAGCAGATTGCGTATGTTGCACAGCTGCAGCGTTCCGGAGACGAGGCCGGGGCATTGCAGGCGGCGAACGATATCGCCACGAAAGGCTTTGATGAGCAGACCCGTCGCCTGAAAGAAAACATGGGAACACTGGAGACCTGGGCGGATAAAACAGGGAAGGCATTCAAATCGATGTGGGATGCCATTCTGGATATCGGTCGTCCGGAATCCTCAGCGGATATGCTCGCCAGTGCGCAGAAGGCATTTGATGAGGCGGATAAAAAATGGCAGTGGTACCAGAGCCGGAGCCAGCGCCGGGGAAAGACCTCCTCTTTTCGTGCGAACCTTCAGGGGGCATGGGATGACCGGGAAAATGCCCGTCTGGGTCTGGCAGCGGCCACGCTGCAGTCGGATATGGAAAAAGCCGGTGAACTGGCGGCAAGGGACCGGGCTGAGCGTGAGGCGTCACAGCTGAAGTATACCGGAGAGGCGCAGAAGGCGTATGAGCGCCTGCAGACGCCGCTGGATAAATATACCGCCCGTCAGAAAGAGCTGAATAAGGCCCTGAAAGACGGAAAAATCCTGCAGGCGGATTACAACACGCTGATGGCGTCGGCAAAAAAGGATTATGAATCGACGCTGAAAAAGCCGTCAGGTGTGAAGGTGTCTGCCGGTGAGCGCCAGGAAGACCGGGCGCATGCAGCCATGCTGGCGCTTGAAACCGAGCTCAGGACGCTGGAAAAACACAGCGGTGTGAATGAGAAAATCAGCCAGCAGCGCCGGGATTTATGGGAAGCGGAAAATCAGTATGTGGTCCTGAAAGAGGCCGCCACGAAACGGCAGTTATCTGAGCAGGAAAAATCCCTGCTGGCCCATGAGAAAGAAACGCTGGAGTACAAACGCCAGCTGGCTGAGCTGGGCGACAAGATAGAACACCAGAAGCGGCTGAATGAGCTGGCACAGCAGGCGGCGCGGTTTGAACAGCAGCAGCGGGCGAAGCGGGCGGCCATGAGCGAAAAGCCGGGGGCTGACTGACCGTCAGGCGGAGCGGGAGTCGACGAGCAGCGCCTTCGTGAGGTGTATGGCGATAATCCGCTGGCGCTGAATAACGTCATGTCAGAGCAGAAAAAGACCTGGGCGGCTGAAGACCTGCTTCGCGGGAACTGGATGGCAGGCCTCAGGTCCGGCTGGAGTGAGTGGGAAGAGAGTGCCACGGACAGTATGTCGCAGGTAAAAAGTGCTGCCACGCAGACCTTTGATGGTATTGCACAGAATATGGCGGCGATGCTGACCGGCAGTGAGCAGAACTGGCGTGGTTTCACCCGTTCCGTGCTCTCCATGCTGACAGAGATTTTTCTGAAGCAGGCAATGGTGGGGATTGTCGGAAGTATCGGCAGCGCCATTGGCGGGGCTGTTGGTGGTGGCGCATCCGCGTCAGGCGGTACAGCCATTCAGGCTGCGGCGGCGAACTTCCATTTTGCGACCGGAGGATTTACGGGAACCGGCGGCAAATATGAGCCAGCGGGGATTGTTCACCGTGGTGAATTTGTCTTCACGAAGGAGGCAACCAGCCGGATTGGTGTCGGCAACCTGTATCGTCTGATGCGCGGGTATGCGGAAGGTGGTTATGTCGGCGGTGCCGGAAGTCCGGCGCAGATGCGGCGGGCGGAAGGGATCCGGTTTGAGCAGAACAACAGCGTGGTGATTCAGAACGACGGTATCAACGGACAGGCCGGGCCGCAGCTGATGAAAGCGGTGTATGAGATGGCCCGTAAAGGTGCGCAGGATGAGATTCAGGCGCAGATGCGTGATGGCGGCGTATTTTCCGGAGGCAGGCGATGAAAACCTTTCGCTGGAAAGTGAAACCGGATATGGAGGTGAACTCGCAGCCATCGGTGCGTGAAGTGCGTTTTGGTGACGGGTACTCACAGCGTATGGCGGCAGGGCTGAATGCTGACCTGAAAACATACAGGGTGACGCTTTCCGTGACCCGGGAGGAGGCCCGGCATCTGGAAGCGTTTCTGGCAGAGCACGGTGGCTGGAAGGCATTTTTGTGGAAGCCACCCTATGCATACCGGCAGATAAAGGTGACCTGTGCCGGGTGGTCTGCGCGGGTCGGGATGTTGCGCGTTGAGTTCAGCGCGGAGTTTAAGCAGGTGGTGAACTGATGCAGGATATTCGCGAAGAAAGTCTGAACGAGTCGGTTAAGTCAGAGCAGTCACCGCGGGTGGTACTCTGGGAAATCGACCTGACGGTGCAGGGCGGTGAGCGGTATTTTTTCTGCAATGAGCTGAATGAAAAAGGGGAGCCGGTGACCTGGCAGGGGCGTGAATATCAGGCGTACCCGATTGAGGGGAGTGGCTTTGAGATGAACGGGAAGGGCAGCAGTGCCAGACCATCGCTGACGGTGTCCAATCTGTTTGGTCTGGTCACCGGGATGGCGGAAGACCTGCAGAGTCTGGTGGGGGCCACGGTGGTCCGCCGCCGGGTGTATGCCCGTTTTCTGGATGCGGTGAATTTCGTTGCGGGCAATCCGGAGGCGGACCCGGAGCAGGAGCTGAGTGACCGCTGGGTGGTGGAGCAGATGTCGCAGCTGACAGCCATGACGGCCTCGTTTGTGCTGGCCACACCGACCGAGACGGACGGGGCGCTGTTTCCCGGTCGTATCATGCTGGCGAACACCTGTATGTGGACCTACCGCTCTGATGAGTGTGGTTACACGGGCGGGGCTGTGGCGGATGAGTTCGATAAACCCACCACGGATATCCGTAAGGACAGATGCAGCAAGTGCATGCGCGGGTGTGAACTGCGCAGGAATGTCGGCAATTTTGGCGGTTTCCTTTCCATTAATAAACTTTCGCAGTAAATCCCGGTTTATGACACAGACTGAATCAGCGATTCTGGCGCATGCCCGGCGGTGTGCGCCTGCGGAGTCGTGCGGCTTCGTGATAAGCACGCCGGAGGGGGAGCGGTATATCCCTTGTGTGAATATTTCCGCGGAGCCGGAGGCGTATTTTCGTATCGCACCGGAAGACTGGCTGCGGGCAGAGATGCAGGGGGAGATTGTGGCACTGGTCCACAGTCATCCCGGTGGGCTGCCCTGGCTGAGCGAGGCTGACCGGCGGCTGCAGATAAAAAGCGCACTGCCCTGGTGGTTGGTCTGCCGGGGTGACATTCACAAATTCCGCTGTGTGCCACATCTGACAGGACGGCGCTTTGAGCACGGGGTGACGGACTGTTACACGCTGTTCCGGGATGCTTATCATCTGGCGGGGACTGAAATGCCGGATTTTCATCGCGAGGATGACTGGTGGCGCAACGGTCAGAACCTTTACCTGGACAATATGGCGGTCACCGGCTTTTACCGGGTGCCCCTGTCCTCTGCACAGGCGGGCGATATTCTGCTGTGCTGCTTTGGTGCTTCGGTACCGAACCATGCCGCCATTTACTGCGGCAACGGTGAGCTGCTTCACCATCTGCCTGAACAACTGAGTAAACGGGAGAGGTATTCCGAAAAATGGCAACGACGAACGCATTCAGTCTGGCGTCACCGCCACTGGCACGCATCTGCCTTCACGGGGATTTACAACGATTTGGCCGCCGCCTCAGCCTGTATGTGAACACGGCAGCGGAAGCCATTCGCGCCCTGTCGATGCAGATGCCGGGCTTTCGCCGTCAGATGAACGAAGGCTGGTACCAGATACGTATTGCCGGTGATGACACGGCACCGGAGGCGGTGTACGCCCGTCTTCACGAACAGCTGGGTGAGGGAACGGTCATCCACATTGTGCCGCGACTGGCCGGGGCCGGAAAGGGTGGACTGCAGATTGTGCTGGGGGCGGCAGCCATCGTGGGCTCTTTCTTCACTGCCGGGGCATCAATGGCGTTATGGGGTTCAGCCCTGGCAGCCGGTGGTTTTTCTGCCACCACGATGCTGTTTTCACTTGGAGCCAGCATGATTCTGGGCGGTGTGGCCCAGATGCTGGCCCCGAAGGCAAAAACACCGGATTACCGCGCAACGGATAACGGCAGACAGAACACGTACTTTTCCTCACTGGATAACATGATTGCCCAGGGGAACCCGATGCCGGTGCCTTACGGGGAAATGCTGGTTGGCTCCCGCCGTATATCCCAGGACATCAGCACCCGTGATGAAGGCGGGGGCGGAAAGGTCGTGGTTATCGGGCGGCAGGGGTAAAAAGAATAAAAAAATCCCGCAGTGATCGCGGACAGGAACTGCGGGAGAGTTACGAAGATTAAGTGTAAGGAATTATTCTTATATCACGACAAAAAAATTAACGCAGAGAAATTATACGCGCCACAGTCAGTTTGTGAAAATGTGAAGATATTCAGAATTTTTATGCCATTACCGGTTTTAACCAACAGGATTATCGGTGGGCATGAAAGAAAACCCCGGTATCTGCTGATACCGGGGTTTCTCTTTAGCATGGCAGAAATGTGTTTCATGCTTTTCGGGCGAAGGATATCCGACTTCTGTACGGAATGGCAAGTGGCGGTTAATTTATTCAGGGGAAGGCTGTATGGGAAAAGGTGGCGGTAAGGCACACACGCCTCGTGAGGCGAAGGATAATCTCAAATCCACGCAGATGATGAGTGTGATTGATGCGATTGGTGAGGGACCGATAGAAGGTCCGGTGAAGGGACTGCAGAGTATTCTGGTGAACAAAACCCCACTGACGGACACGGACGGTAATCCCGTGATACACGGTGTGACTGCGGTCTGGCGTGCCGGGGAGCAGGAGCAGACACCACCGGAAGGCTTTGAGTCCTCCGGAGCTGAAACCGGACTGGGCGTGGAAGTGACGAAGGCAAAACCGGTGACGCGCACCATTACGTCCGCGAACATTGACCGCCTGCGGGTTACCTTCGGGGTGCAGTCACTGGTGCAGACCACGTCAAAGGGCGACCGTAATCCTTCCTCTGTCCGGATTCTGATTCAGTTACAGCGTAATGGCCGCTGGGTGACGGAAAAGGATGTCACCATTAACGGCAAGACCACCTCGCAGTTCCTGGCCTCGGTGATTCTGGATAATCTGCCTCCCCGGCCCTTTAACATCCGGATGGTCAGGGAGACGGCGGACAGCACCACGGACCAGCTGCAGAATAAGACGCTGTGGTCGTCATACACCGAAATCATCGATGTGAAACAGTGCTACCCGAACACGGCCATTGTGGGGCTGCAGGTGGATGCGGAGCAGTTCGGCGGCCAGCAGATGACGGTGAACTACCATATCCGCGGTCGCATCATCCAGGTGCCGTCAAACTATGACCCGGAAAAACGCACGTACAGTGGTATCTGGGACGGCAGCCTGAAACCGGCATACAGCAACAACCCGGCCTGGTGTCTGTGGGACATGCTGACTCACCCGCGCTACGGCATGGGAAAACGTCTGGGGGCGGCGGATGTGGACAAGTGGGCGCTGTATGCCATCGGGCAGTACTGCGACCAGACGGTCCCGGATGGTTTCGGGGGGACCGAGCCGCGGATGACCTTTAATGCGTACCTGGCACAACAGCGTAAGGCGTGGGACGTTCTCAGTGATTTCTGCTCTGCGATGCGCTGTATGCCGGTATGGAACGGTCAGACGCTGACGTTCGTTCAGGACCGCCCGTCGGATGTGGTGTGGCCGTACACCAGCAGCGATGTGGTGGTGGATGATAACGGCGTGGGTTTCCGCTACAGCTTCAGTGCCCTGAAGGACCGGCACACGGCGGTGGAGGTGAATTACACCGACCCGCAGAACGGCTGGCAGACCTCCACGGAACTGGTGGAAGACCCGGAAGCCATACTGCGCTACGGACGCAACCTGCTGAAGATGGACGCGTTCGGCTGTACCAGCCGCGGTCAGGCCCACCGTGCCGGGCTGTGGGTGATAAAGACCGAACTGCTGGAAACGCAGACGGTGGATTTCACGCTCGGGTCACAGGGGCTGCGTCACACACCCGGTGACATCATTGAAATCTGTGATAACGACTATGCCGGGACCATGACCGGCGGACGTGTCCTGTCCATCGATGCCGCCAGCCGTACCCTGACGCTGGACCGGGAGGTGACACTGCCGGAGACCGGCACGGCCACTGTTAATCTGATTAACGGCAGCGGTAAGCCGGCGAGCGTGGCCATCACCGCACACCCCGCGCCTGACCGGATACAGGTCAGCACCCTGCCGGATGGTGTGGAGACATACGGTGTGTGGGGACTCTCCCTGCCGTCACTGCGTCGTCGCCTGTTCCGCTGTGTCTCCATCCGGGAAAACACGGACGGCACCTTTGCCATCACGGCGGTGCAGCACGTACCTGAAAAAGAAGCCATCGTGGATAACGGGGCCCGCTTTGAGCCGCAGTCAGGCACCCTGAACAGCGTTATCCCACCGGCAGTGCAGCACCTGACGGTGGAGGTGAGCGCAGCTGACGGCCAGTATCTGGCGCAGGCTAAATGGGACACGCCGCGGGTGGTGAAGGGCGTGCGCTTCAGTCTGCGCCTGACCAGTGGTAAGGGAACGGATGCCAGACTGGTGACCACCGCCATCACCGCAGACACGGAGCACCGTTTCAGCGGCCTGCCACTGGGGGAATACACCCTGACGGTGCGGGCCATTAACAGCTACGGCCAGCAGGGCGAACCTGCGACCACCACCTTCCGGATTAACGCGCCTGCAAAACCCGCCACCATTGA